TGCAGGCCAGTCACGATCTCGATGCGGAACCATTCATCTGCCTCCATGCTTGAAATTCTCCAGGGCAGAGATGCCCGACAGCGTCTTGCTCGCGCTCCTGGAAGCGGTCAGCGCCGGTGTGCCGTCCACCAGTTGCGCGACGGCGGGGCGATAGCCGCTGATCACCTCATAGAGCCAGCCGTGGCTCTTGAGAGGCGTCTTGAGCCGTCCGGCATCACGCGCGGCCAGCCCTTGCTCGATGGCCCAAATCCACGCCTCCAGCGGCGCGTCGAACACCTGCCCGTTGCGCTGGATGCGCTGCGCCTGGATGTCGGGCAGCAGCTCGTTGATCAGCCGCGCCACACGCTCCAGCGTCAGCTCGCGCGCATCAGGCCTGAACATGGCGATGTAGCGCACCAGCGCCGAGCCGAGCGCACCGGAGAGCTTGAACACGGCGGACAGTGCCTCACGCGCTCCCTCGTGCGCGACCAGCGCATCGAGCGAGAGGGTTGCGCCGCAGCACGGGCAGCGTGTTTTCATTGCGCCGCTCCCTCGCGCCACATCACGATCACACCGTGGCGTGTGATGGAGCGGATGAAGCTCCCGTCTGGCCGCTTCTCCAGCATGTGCCCGCAACCCAGATCAAGCAGCGGCTTGGCCTGCATGTTCGTCCCCGGCTGCACTTCGATGGTCGGCATGGCGCGGCCTTGCCCCATGATCTCGCGCACCGTGCGATACCCCTGCGCACGCAGCTCGCGCGACACGCGGTTGATTGCTTCGAGACGCGATACAAACTCCTCGGTGAAGATTCGGCTCATAAAACTCTCCGTGTGGTCGATGGAATGAACGAGGTGCAGGGCGGCAGCCATGTCACGCCTCCTTGACGATGGCCGCGTCCACCACCGGCGCGCCCAGATGTGCCGCGAGATTCATGGCGGCGGTGAGCGCGTTGGCTACGGCCAGCGGATAAGACAGGCTCACGTAGGTGGTGGACAACTGTGATGACTTTGCGCTGCCGGTGCGCCGCGCAAAGGTAAGGCGCTCGCGCAGGGCTTCGATGCCCTCTGCGCTGATGACCTTGGACACGTCCGCGCCGACGCGGGTCAGCTTGAACTTGAGATATTCGGGCAGCGATCCGTCCAGCGGCGGCAGTTCCACGATGTCGCATCGTTGCGCGACCTCGCGCACCTCCGCGTTGTTTACCGCAAGGCGGCTGCGCAGCTCGGTCTGGCCGACCAGCACGATGGAGAGCAGGGGGGAGAGGCCATCTTTGAGTTCGCCGAACCGCTTGAGGTGCTTGAGTGTGGCGGTAGGCAAGCAGTGCGCCTCCTCGATCAACAGCACATGGCGCTGCCCGGCGCGGTGGCCTGCGGTGAGCAGTTGTTGCACCTGGCGGGCGCGGGCCTCGGCATCGCGCTTGGGGGCCACGCTGGGCGCTATCGTGGCGATGATGGCTTGCACGATGGCCGCGCTCTTAAGCGTCTTTCCCTTGCTATCGTTCTCCTCCATGTACAGCACGGAGGGTTCGATGATGAGCACGTCGCGGCCCTCGCGTTGCAGGCGGTCTTTGAAGTCGGCCACCACGGTGCTCTTTCCGCTTCCGCTTTCGCCGACCAGGGCGAGCAGACCGCCGTGCTTGGCGTGTTGCCAGAGCGTTTCGCGCACGAAGCGGATGTCCTGGCTGATGAACACATCGCTGGACTGCGTCACGTCATTGGCGAACGGGTCGGCGGCGAGGTTGAAATGTTTGCGCGTGGGCGCGGTCATGGTTTGTTTTTGCAACAGCATGTCGGTCTCCTTCTGGACAGTTGACGAATTAGCCGCGTCGGATACTGGCGCGGCGGTGGAACGCTCTGCGGCGTTTTGTTTTTGCGCGGGCTGCAAGGCCCGTGTGATCTGCGCGTCGCTGGCACCGGCGCGGTGCAGCGTGTGGCTGATGGCATGGCGTAGCGCGGCGGTGTGCTTCTTCGGCCACTTGTGGTGGTTGACCAGGTCGGCCATCGTGCCTACTGAAATACCGAGTTGTTTAGCCATGTGGGCCTGCTTGATGTCGAGCTTATCGAGCAGACGCTTCAATGGTGTAGTGCGCGTCGCGGCCATCACTTGACCCTCCTCAGTTCAGTCACGTTGCCGCCACCGTGCGTGCCGGTCGCCACCGTGTTGCCCCACTGGTCGGCCCATACCTGCGGCACATTGCCCGCAGGGAAGGCGGTGGAGATTTGCATGTAGAGGTCGGCTGGGGAGGCGGAGCCTAGGCGCTCCTTGATGCTGCGCACCGCTTCCGGCACGGTGAGCATGACCTGAACGGCTGTAGCCTTGGATTGCAGGCTCTGTACCTGCGGCGTCTGTACTTCCTCGGCATTTGGCACCAGCCGATGCGGCAGGTCGGTTTTGCCCAAGTGGCTGTGTGCGACGATGCCCTTGCCTTCGTTGAGGTGGCCGAAAGGACGGGCCTGCTCTGCCCGCTTCTTCTCGGCACCGTCCACCGTGGTGCCGTCGCCCCACGCGGCTGCGGACAACGTGTTGGCTGCGCGCTCGCTTGCAGTCGCTGGTGCGCGAGCGTATTCCTCTCCGGCGACAGGCGCTGAGAGAGGGCGACCGTAGTCGTCGAACGCGCTTTCCGGCTGCACCTGCACCAGTAGCGACTCATCGCCCATGCGCTCGATCTCGATGCGCAGCGCGCCCTGCTGCATGAGCATTGGCGTCACGCGCACCTTCTGTCCGTTGCCGAGGAACTCGGCCCAGGGTTTCAAGTCGTAACGCGCGGAACGGCCAAGCTCCGGGTGGGCAAAGCTGATGGAAAGGTCGCGCACCACACGGGTGAGTTCCTGACCAGCCATGAACCACTGGCATATCTCGCGCGGTGGCATCTGCACCAGCGCGCCGGGGTGCCGCATGATCAGTTGCCATAGATCATCGCGCACCATCGGTTGGCCGCTGGCGCGCGTTAGGCGACAGTCCACATGCGCGATGGCGTTGGCGTTGAAGTCACGCACCCACGCCGCCGCTGCCGCGTTGAGTTGCTCGACGGTCTCTACTGGCTCGAATCGCAGGCGACTCTCGAAATGCGTCTCGACTAGGTTGTTACCCTGCTCGACGCCGCCCTTCCCCCACGAGTGGCCAACGGCGTGTGTTTCATGGTCAACGCCGAGCGCGTCGAGCAAATTTTTGATGGCAAAGCTGGTGTTGGCGCTGCCCTTGTCCCACAGCAACATGCGCGGTACGCCATGCGACACACGCATCGGCTGCTGGCTCCAGGTGTAGAGCAAGAACTCAAACAGGCTATGCTGGTTCTCGCCCGCTGCCTCGTAATATCGAACGTCGAGGTTGCTGCTGGCGTGGTCGTAGCGAACGTAACGCCACACCTTGAGCCGCACCTTGTCCATGCTGGCTGGCTTGTTCTTGTAGAACTCCTCATCGCGCATGATCGCCTGGCCCTTCGGGGTGTAGTAGATGAGGCAGAGCGATGGATCAATCTGATGCAGGTGGTTCGGATGCAGGCTGCGCAGCGTGATGTGGTTGCGCGCGGCGAGTTGCGATTTGATGTCCATGCGAGCCGCGCGCAGCAGAGAGTTAATGCGACCCTCGGATACCGGCACATCTATACCGTTGGTATGTGCGATGTTCATGGCCACCGCCGTGGGCAGTGTTGCCTTGCCATTGCCGCGTATCCCCTCGCGCTTCGCCGCCGCGATGAAGTTCAGCGTTTCCTGCGGCAGCGCAGTGGTGCCTGCATCGGCGCGCTTCTTACGGCCAGTTCGATAGCCGGTGTGATCTCGAAGCCAGGCATAGACCGTCGATGGATTCTTTCCGATCAAGCTGGCGAAGCGATGCACCAGCTCGGTCGCGCAACCATGCGGAGCCGCGTTGATGCGGTCGCGCAGAGCAAACAGCTCTTGCAGCAGATCGGGAGCGAGTGGATTGGCCATGATGATGTCCTGCGCGTTAGGCAGCGTATGCGCCGAGCGACTTGTCGAAAGTGGTGCGCTCTTTGGTCAGCCCCGCCTCTGATCGAGCGAGTGCCTGCTCGTAGACATCGGCGATGTGGGTCAGCGCCGCCTCATACTTTGGGCGCTGTTCGTCGGGCATGTCCTGCGCTACCTCGAACAGCGTGATGCGGCAGGTTTCCAGCTCGCTGATGGCCTGCGCGATCTTGCGACCCGCAGCGGCCACCTGTTCAGCGACAGGCTCCAGTGCGTCCGGCCAATCAGTATCGGCCACCACTTTTTTCTTGAGCTGCACTTGCAGGCTGGCGAGCTTCTTGTGGGTCTGCCCCAGCACGGCATCCTTGGCCTCCACGTCGCCGCGCAGGCTGCGGATGGTATTGCGTAGCTCCTTTATGCTCATGGTCGCCACGTCATCTAGGGCCAACTCCCCGGTCTGGCCATTAGCGGTCAGCTCTTCGATTTGCTCATCGTCCAGCACCAGAAGTTCCAGCAGCTTGGACTTGCCGAGATGCTCCAAATGCGCCGACATCGGCGCATTTGAAAACTTGCGGGCGATTTGCATGGATTTCTGTGCGACACGAGGCTCAATACCGATACGATCAAGCCTTGCAATGAAGTCGCCGTGTTCGCAGCTCTCGCGCAGCAAAATTAGAGACGTGCCGAGAGCGAATAGTCCGGCGTGGATGTGGCGCTGCGCTTCGATGGCCACCGCCTCTAGTGCATCTGGATGAATCGGCCCGGAGTAGTGCATGGATGTGGCCAACTCCCTAACCTTTTCTGCGCGCTGGTGATCAATGACGGCGAGCTGGTTGGCTGCCGCTGCTGCTGCTGGCAGGCCGGGCAATCCAGCCTCGGCGATGGTGCTGGATGGGTTATCGGTGGTGGTGGTTTTGCGAGCCATGTGGCTTCTCCTTTTCAGTTGGTGGTCAGACGTTGCTTCATGTTCTGGATGCGCTCCTCCGCCGCGTCGAGGCTGCGAAGGATGGAAACTGCGTGGCGTGCTAGCTGCACCGATGGGCGGATTCGACCGGTCTCCGGGATGCGCTCGGCGAATCCCTTTTCTTCCAGGGTAGCCACGTAACGTGTGATGGCGCTGGGGTCGAGGCCGGTTGCCTTGCAGATGTCGGTCGGCGTCAGGCCGTGTGCGAAGTGGCCGAGTAAGGCGGCCAACACGTCGAGCACCTTTCCTGCGGTTTGGCTGGTTTGAGTTGGCTTGCTCATTTGCGCACCAACCCGTTTGAATTAGATTCATGAGCTTCGACAACTGAATCCAGACCAGCCTTGGCGTATTCGGCCAGCTCTCGTAGTCGTTGCGTGGTGATCAACCTTAGACCCATCCCGCCATTGCGAATGTGTAGCGCCATATCGTTGGTTGAGCGGATATCAGTAGGGCGCTCCAAGACATGCGCAAAGAAAAATAGAGCACTTGTTTGCAGCTGGTCTGGGGTAGAAAAGGAATCTTCTGGACGCGGCATGGTTTAAGCTCCTGTGAAAATGATTTGCAACGTGGGAGAATTTAGGCTGTACGATTGGTCTTTAGGCCGAGCGCGACGAATACCTTGTGAGCTTCGCCGCGTTTCCCCTTTGAGCGTCCGCGCAGCACCATGAACATGGCGTCGTAGTCCAGCCCCTTGCGGCGGCAGTAGTCGGAGACGGATTCGCCGCGAGCGTCAAGCTCAGCTCGGAAGGCGGCGATCTTTCGTTCGAGTTGGTCTTTGGTCATGGCTTGCTTGGTGGTGTTCGGTTTGTGATGGTGGTGATTGTGTGACTTAATATGTCACATGTCAAGGGGTGTGTGATGAATAAAATCAATGAAAATCGTTTTCCGGGAGATCGGATTAAAGAGGAGCGCCTGCGTCTTGGGATCAAGTCCCAGGCGGCGGCAGCGGCAAAGTTCGGTGTCGAAAGGGAGACCTGGTCTCGCTACGAAACCGGGAAGATTGAAATGGGGCGTGATGTTTTTCGTCACTTCGTGGATGCTGGAGCTGATGCCGGATACATCGCCACCGGCGTCAGGCGCGGCGAGGAGCACGCTACGACAGCCGCGCAGAAGATGCGCGTAAGCATGTTGGCTAGCCTGCTAGGCGATGAACTGCAGCGCGCTGGGACTGGCTTGAAGTACGAGGTGTTCTATGCCGTGCTGACCGGATTGGTGCAGGATTACGGTGATGCGCCTAACTTCGATGTGGACGCAGCGCGAGCAGAAATCGCGGCGCTGCTTGGAAGGAAATCCTGATGGAATTCATCATGGTGGTTGCGGTGATCATTGGAGGGTGGCTTGCCATCGCAACTGCGAATGATGGCGCGGCACGCCGTAAGCGTAAGCTGCACCCTGATGACCGCATCCGACAGATCGTCAAGGATGTGAATAAACTTGCTTTCGTGATACTGGGGATCTGCTGCTTTAGTGTGGCCAGCGCCGCCAACTATCCATGCAGTCAAAGCAAAGGCGGTGTCAACTATTGCGATGGCGATAAGTTCGTGTGCAATGACGGTAGTATCAGTGCATCGAAGAGGGTGTGTTCCATCGCCAAGCACGGCACGAAGGAAGCGCCAAAGTCGGAGGAACCCGTGCTGCGCAAGGATAAGAAAAAGGAGAGGAAGTGATGTCTGTCGCAGCCGCAGCTCTTATTTGCTTGGTAGTTGGCGTCACCGATGGCGACACGATCAAGGTGCGCTGTGGCGAGCCTGGCGCATACGAAGAGGTCAAGGTTCGGCTCGGCGCAATCGACGCGCCAGAGAAGAAGCAAGCCTTCGGTCAACGCTCGCGCGATGCGCTGGCGCAGCTATGTTTCGAGCAGGACGCGCAAATCAACAAGGTGAGCCGTGACCGATACGGGCGCACCGTCGCCGATGTGAAGTGTCAGGAACAAGATGTTGGGCAGTTCATGGTGAGCAACGGCTTGGCGTGGGTGTATGACAAATACGCCAAGGGATACGGTCACCTCTACCCCATGCAGGACGCGGCCCGGGTCGCGCATCGCGGCCTGTGGGCCGACGATGAGCCGACGCCGCCATGGCTGTTCCGTAAGCGCGCCAAAAAGTAAAGCCCTTTACTGTCTGGTCGCCATGCCTCCCGGCAAAGTGGCGACATGGACAAACACTTTGCAGCTCTTGAACGGGTTCCCGCACCTCTGACGCAAGCCGCCGCGCTGGCCTTTGAGTTGGAGTTTGAAGAGCAGGAAGCTCCGCAGCGGATACGCGTTATTCCCGATGGCGAATTCGATGCGGTAGATGGTCGCCCAGGCAACATCAAAGGCGTGAAGGCCAAGAAGTGGCGCATGGATGCGCAGATCGCGCAGCGCATCATCGCGCAGTTCGTTGATCGCGGTATTGATCTGCCGATTGACTACGAGCACCAAACCCTCAAGGCGGCGGAGAACGGTCGCCCCGCGCCTGCTGCGGGCTGGATCACCGGCCTCGAATATCAGCCCGGCATCGGCTTGTTGGCGCAGGTGCGCTGGACGGATGCCGGGGCCGCGCATCTGGTCGCGGGCGAATACCGCTACCTCTCTCCCGTTTTTTTCTTCGACCCCGACACCGGCGCTGTGCAGTCCCTGCACAGCCTGGCGCTCACGAACACGCCCGCGCTAGGCGCGCTCGGCGAGATCGCCGCGCTGGTGCAGCAGATGGTTTCACTACGCCGACTGCCCGGCTCTGGCAGGACTACCAATGAGGAACCCACGATGGATAAAACCCGAGTGCTGGTGGCCCTGGGCTTGCCCCTGGATACCGGCGATGACACGGCGCTGACTTCGCTTTCCGCGCTGGCGGCTAAAACCCGCGAGCAGGAGACAGAGATCGCAATGCTCAAGGCCAACCAGTTCGACCCGGCCAAACATATTCCGCTGGAAGAGCATAGCAAGCTCAATGGCGAGCTGGCCGCGCTCAAGGCCGCAGGCGACCGTGCCGAGCATGAACGCCTGATGGCGGCGGCGCTGTCCGATGCCCGCATTCTGCCGCCCAACGAGGCGTACTGGCGTGCGCAGCCGCTGGCCGCACTGCATGCCTTTCTCAAGGATGCCAAGCCGCTGGCGGCTTTGGGTGGCACGCAGACGGGCGGCAAACAGCCAGCTGGCGGCGGTCAGCAGGTGGCGCTCACCGAAGATGAGTTGGCCGTGTGCAAGAGCCTCGGTCTGACCCCTGAACAATTTGCCAAGGCGAAAGGAGAATAAGCGATGAGCACACTGACTTCGGCACGTAACACCTTGGCCCGCGACGGCGTGGATTTCACCTATCCGGTTGCGGCCAGCACCAAAATTTACGCGGGCAGCATGGTCACGCTGTCGGCCACCGGCTTTGCCCGTGGCGGCGCGGCGGGCGGCACCAAGGCCGCAGGCATCGCTGTCGAGACCGTGGACAACAGCAGCGGCGCGGATGGCGCGGTGCTGGTCAAGGTCAAGCGCGGCGTCTTCGCCTTCAACAACTCGGCTGCTGCCGATCTGATCGACCTGGGCGATGTGGGTGCTGTCTGCTATGTGGTCGATGATGAAACCGTCGCCCTGACCGATGCCACCGGCACACGCGTTGCGGCTGGCAAGGTGGCCGACGTGGAAACGGTCGGCTCCGGCACTGTGGTGTGGGTGGATTTCCGCTAACCGCCTGACTCAATCAACTCAATAGGAGCAAACATGTTAATTACTCAAGCGCAGGCGACCGCCGCCTATACCGGACTCCGGGCTTTGTTCAACGAGGGCTTCATGGCCACCGCCAGCGGTGTGGAAGACCAGTGGAAGGACATCGCCCTGCTGATCAACTCGGAGACATCCGACGAAGAATACGGCTGGATGAAGAATCTGTCTTCCATCCGCGAGTGGCTGGGTGACCGTCAGGTGCAGAACCTGTCCGAGGCCTCGTTCAAGATTTCCAACAAGCATTTCGAGGGCACTATCGGCGTGCCGGTGGACAAGATCGCCGACCGCAAGCTCGGCGGCTATTCCATCGCCGCGCAGCAGCTCGGCCAGAACGCACGGGTATTCCCGAATCGGCTGGTGTTCAAGCTGTTGCAAGAGGGTTTTGCCGCAACCGGGCCGGACGGCCAGTATTTCTTCGACACCGATCACCCGGTGCAGACGAAGGAAGGCGTGGTGTCGGTGAGTAACACGGGCGGCGGTTCCGGCGCGGCCTGGTATCTGCTGGACACCAGCAAGGTGGTCAAGCCGATCATCTTCCAGCAGCGCACTCCGTTCAAGCCGCAGGAGCTGACCAGCGGCGACAGCGACCATGTGTTCAAGCGCAACGAGCTGCTGTTCGGCGTGGATGGCCGCTGCAATGTGGGCTATGGACTGTGGCAGACCGCCTATGCCAGCAAGCAGACGCTGGACAAGACCGCGCTGTGGGCTGCACGCGCCAATATGATGGGCTTCAAGGGCGACAACGGCGAGCCGCTGGGCATTACGCCCAACCTGCTGCTGGTGCCGCCCTCGCTGGAAGAAGCTGCCCGCACGGCGCTGGAGGCTGTCATCATCAGCAACACCAGCAACGTGATGAAGGGGCTGATGAAGGTTGAAGTCTGCCCTTGGCTGGCTTAATAGGAGGAACACATCATGGCTAACAGCATCGAAGTAATCTGCAAGTCCGGCGTGTTTCGCCGCGCCGGACGCGAGTTCTCCGCCACCCCAACCGTAGTTGCGCTGGGCGACTTGTCCAAAGAGCAACTCCAGTCGCTCCAGAACGAGCCGCGACTGATCGTGCGCGAAGTGGATGCGAATTCGACGGACGCCAAGCAGCCCGGCAAGAAGGGCTGACACTAAAACTCTCCTCCTGCCTCCTTTTGGCAGTTTGCCCGTGCCGCCTCCCCCGGTGCGGGCTTTTTTTTGCAGACGCGACAGAAGCGCCTACAAGCGATTGAAGCTACCTATATGCCCCGGTTGTATAGGTTGGGGTGCAAGAATCGTTTATGAATGTTCGCAGCGGCCTCCGTGGGCCTTTGGTTTGGCTGTGCCGGTCTGCTATGGGGTGAATGCTGTAGTCGTCTACTTATTTTCCCCGCATTGCCCTACAGGAATCACCCCACCCCTGCCGGGCAAAAATTAAAAGCCTTTACTGTCCACATCTCCATGCGCCCGGCAAAGTGGCGACATGAACTACGCCACCCTCACCCAACTGACCGAACGATACGCCGAACGCGATCTGCGGCACATCACCGACCCGGACGCTCAGGCGCTTGACGCTACACGCGCCGGGCAGGCGCTGGCCGATGCGTCGGCGGAGATCGAAGGATGGCTCGCCACGCGCTACCTGCTGCCGCTGCAAGATG